CTAAACATCTTTCTGATAACATATGTAATTGCATTGCATCTAAAGCAGATGTAGCAGCTCCAACAGAACCTGTAACCCAAGTTTTCATTTTTCGGTTATCAGTTTGAGAAGCTCTATATCTAACATGTAAAAACGGTCTCTTTAAGTTTTTACCTAAAGATTGGTCATATACAGTAGATGTACCAGCTGGAATCATAACTCCACGAATAGCAGCAGATCCTGCAATTCTATTTATTTCCCCTCTAGTAGCTTTGTCATTTAAGTATCTAAAGTCAGACTTATAAAAGTCATAAGATCCTCTTCGGAAACCTGAGAAACCTAAATTTAACGCCATATCTTCGTCGTTGTCAAATACTCCATAAGAAGTGCCTCCAGCTCCGTAAGAATTCATTGAAGCTAACATATCATCAACAGCTAAACTAGTAGCTCTGTTAACAAACATCATGTTTTCTTCAATAGCGCCTTGTTTATCGAATTCAGCTAAAATAGCGTCAAATTCTGCTAAATCAGTAGCAGCATTAACACCAGTTATACCAGAAGTAAGATTACCTCTTGATTCAATAGCCGCGAATAAACCTTCAGTACCAACAGTACCAGCAGTAGCGTCAGCAGATCCTCTAATTTGCTTATCAGCGAATCCAATAACAGAGTTAGTAACGTTTTTCTCAGCTTCTAGCATTGCCATTTCTAAGTAATCGTTAAAACGCGCTCTTGTATCACCCTCAGCTTTTAAGTACCATAAGTAACCATTTTGTCCTTCTTCACCAGTAACTTCAACCCAACCAATTTGAGAAGCATCAGATCCAGAGATCTCATAGTAATCTTTCATGATGATTGGTTTGTTAGTAAAAGATTTAAAAGTAGGTTCTAAAGATGTTCTTCTTTCAGAATTCCATGTACCAGTATTATCAGAGTACGCTTGTCCTTTACCATACTCAGAACCAACAACTAATAAAACAGAACCAGACGCAGTTGTTGCGTGAGCGCTTAAATCTGCAGCTGTATAAGGTTCAACTGAAACGACAGCGGATTCTGGAGTTTCTACTACTAAACATTTAGTTACTACACCAGCAGTTGCTATAAGTACGATATCATTAACTCTAATACCATGAGTAGTAGTTAATGCATTCCCATCTATATCAGTTACTACTGTAAAAGTACCATTAGTATCACCAGCTGTTGCTACTGTACCAACGTACGATAAATGTAATCTTGATTGTTCAGACCATACTACTTGATCAGCAGACATAGCCTCTTCTGCTCCAACTTGAGATAAAAAACCTGAAATAGTTCTTTGACCGAACACTTCAGCTTCTTTTTCCATTAAGTCAGGCAGGTATTGTTGTGCCCACCCCGCTGTGTCAGCGTGAGTGAAGTCGATGTAATTTGATGCTAGTGTTTGTTGCTGTGAAGCTGTAACACTATTCAAACTACCTCCTGCAGTTATTGCCATAATTTATAATTTTTTAAGTTAATTTTTCTTTCTAATTTTAAATGATCTGTTTTTAATACCAGAAGAAGTTTCACCTAATACTTTAACTTTAACACCACCAGCCTCATATTCACCATGCATTTTTCTAGGTTCTAGATTTATATTCTTATCTCTAGCAACACTATTTTTAATTGCATCAGCTTTACCTTGCTCGTAAAAATGTTTAGCTATAGCATCAGGATTCATAGCAGTAAATAAAGATTTGTGATAACCCGCAGCGTCTTCAATAGTTGAATTATCTTTATTAGTAAACTTACTAACAAAATTATTGATATCACTTTGAGTTGTTTTAACCTTATCAACATCTTTTACATTGAATCTATAACGTTTTTCTCCGACATTATATTCAAAACCTTTGAAATCTTGTCCAAAAAAACTATTAGTTTTATTTAAAAATGTTCTTTTATTTACTTCAGTTATTTTCTTCTGCTCTTCAGATTTGTTAAAGAAATCAATAGCACTTTGTTGTTCTTCGGTCAACTTTGACCCAGCTTTGATGTCTTCATAATATTTAGACTTTTGCCCGTCTAAGTGGGTCCTCGCCATGGCAACTTGCTCTTTTAAGGCGATTTTCTTTTTGCGTATTGTCTTTTCATCATCCATTTCTTCATCAACACCAAAATCATCTTCTAATAAAAATGATCTTTCTTCTGGCGTTAAATGAGATTTAGTTTGTCTATAATATTCATCCAATACGTCAGAGTCATCCATTTTAGATATATCTCTGTTTAAATTTACATAGTCATTTAAATCACCACCTGTTTCATCCATAAAGTTTACTAACTTTTGAATATTTTCAGGTATTGGTTTTCCAGTAGTTTCTGCTTCTATAATAGCTTCTTCAACTTTTTCTTCTATTTTTTCTGGTTCTTTAAGATCCTCTACGGTAATCTCCTCGATGACTGGAATGTCTTCTTGAATCTCTGGTTCTTTAACTATATTTTCTTTTTCCTCAACAACCTTTTCTTCTTTTATTGGAGGTGGTTTACTTAAATCCACTTTTATAACCCCGCTATCTTCAACTTTTTCTTTAGGTGTAAATTGACCTTTTTCGTTTCTAGGTTGTTCTTTTGTTTTTTTCTTAACAACTTCTTCGATAGGTTGCTCTATTGTTTTATCAACAACTTCTTTGTTTTTTTCTTCCATAATAAAATTTTATAAAATATTAAATATTAAATATCAAACTTCCTCATACTCGCTCCCCCTGTAATTATATCATTACCTGATGATTCAAACTTTTTAACGATATCACCTTGCTTTCTTTGCTCAATCATATTCATTTGATGACTAGCTTGTCTATCAACTCTCATATCTTTTCTCTCTTCTCTTTTATCTTCTTTCTCTTTATCTGTATCTTGTTTCATTCCTTCTAATTGAGAATTTAATTCAAATTCAAACTGCATTAACTCTTTTTTAGCTTGAACTTCAGCTTGTAAAAATTGTGTTTTTAATTGATTTTTAGTTTGCTCTAATTGTGCTTCAGCTTGAGTTTTAGCTTGATGTTTTTGGGCTTCAGCTTGGGCTGCTGCTTGCTGTTGTTGTGCGTTTGCTTGTGCTTGTGCCGCCATGTTTTGTTGTTGCATCTGCTGATCTCTATTAGCTTTTTCTTTTCTTTTAACCTTTAGCAACTCATTAGCGAGTTTTATATTTCTAACATTACGCAAATCAATAGCATCATCTAAATCAATTGATTGTTGTGCTATAGCTGCTTGTATATTATTTTCTAACATTGCTTTTTCTTCTTCATCTGGTAGTAGTTCTATAAATATACCAAAATCATAAAGATTTAATTCTTTTAATTCTTCTAGCGTAGCGACGTTATGAGCACCTATCGCTTGAATAAATGCATCTTTTGTAGGTGAATACTCTATAATATCAGATATTCTCAAAGATAAACACTCCGCAACTTCAGCAGTAATATATAACATAGCTTGTAATACGTGTCTAGTTGCTGTATTTGAGTTTGCCGCTGCTAACTTTTGAACACCAACTAAAGCATTCTTATCTGGTGTTGCTGCGTCTCTCGCCTCGTTTAATCCAGTAGTATCTCTTATCATCTGTAAATAATAATTATACGTAGTGATAAGACTTTGTATCTTATTTCCACCGCCACCGTTTTGAATTTGTTGGATTGGAATTTTAGCTGGATTTCCGTCTCCATCTCCAGTAAAACTTCTACCTACAACACTACCAGTTTGAAAGAACATATTTAATGCTTCTTGTGGATTATAGTTTGTGCCATTACCTAAATCAACTTCCGCTAAACCATCTACGTCAAGGTAAACTCCATCAGGAACCATCCTTGCCATTACTTGTTGTAGTTTTAAATGTGTAAGTTGAATCATATCAGCAAATCCAGTTATTCTACTAACTAAAGATTCTATTCTTCCTTGATACATTCTAGGCGCTACTATTTGGTAATTCATTTTAACACTACTAAAATTAGTATCTGACCTCATCATGTTATCTGCCATTTTCCACTTTAATAACTTATCAGGACCTATTAAATAAACGCCTTCATAAAGAACTTCTACTGCTCTCTCTAATTTACCAAATTCCCCACTCATACTTTCAATAGGCGGATCAAATGAGTCATCTTTTTCAATAATCTTTTCTGCCCCACTTCCTAATTTTTTTAATTTATAAACATCATTCATATGAGTTTTATAATTGAAATACAAAACCTCTACTTGATTTTTATCTAATTCTCTTTTGTAATGTGAGTTTCTGTGTGTTGCGGGTCCAGAGTTGTTTGCTATTTCTTTTATTTCTTCTTCTGTTAAATCAGGAAATTCTTTAACTAGTTCGTTTATAGGAATAATTTTTATTTCACCTATATAATAAATATCATCAAAGTATGGAGATTCTGTATGAGAATAAACTAAATTTGCTGGATCTACGTATTTTATTCTAACGCCGTCAACAAAGTCAAAAGTTGTTTTAGTAGCACCAATACCTAATACCGTTAAATCATAAAGAGTCCTTCTTCTTATTAAGTCATAGTCACTAGCTTCCATTAGTACATCTATAGCTTGCTCTTCCGCTAATTCTACTGCTTGCTTGTAATTAAGTTGCATGTGTAGTGCTAATTCTTCTTCTGAATCGGGAAGTGTTTCGGGTGGGTTATCCATGACATTAATGCCAAATTGTTCCATAGCTAAGTTACCAAAATCTTTAGCTCTCATATCACGTAATATCGATTCCATATACTCAGTTCTCTTACTCATACCATACTGGTCTTGTGAGAAAGCGCTAACTTCGTAGTTTCTTTGTGACATCCCATTAACTACTATGTCAACAAACTTGGGAATAATTGGAACTGGTTTCCAATCAAGGTTTAAATAAGATAAATCACCATTTATTGATAACTCATTTTTATATTTTTGAATTGATTGTTCTCCTCTAGCATACAATCTTAGTTGGTGAAAATTATTTACATTACCATCAAATTTAGAAGTAGAACCATCGAACCATTCTTGTCTTATAGCTTTAGCTACGTCTAATCCATATTTTTCAGATAATTTTTCTAAATCACTAACTGCTTGTGATGGAAAATTTACATGAGATTGTATCATACTTTGTCTGTTATTATTTTAGATTGAAATCCTTTATTACTATACTTATGTATATTAATATTTATTGGTGTTTTTTCTACTTTTAAGTTTGGTCTATATAAATGTCTATTACAAGCCATTACTGCTAAACCAGAACTTATTGAAGCATCGTGTTTTGTTCTCTTATTTATATCAAATTTAGACCAATCGTTTAACGTTTCATTAAAGTACATATTACCATAAGTACCGTCTTTTAGTAACCCAACGTGATCATTAATATACATTTCAATAGCAGCGGCGTGCGCTTGCTTTATATCTTCGCTTGAATTTGGTATTCCACCAACTTCTTTTTCTGCAACCGATAACTTATTCCATATTTTATCTGGTCTATTCATACTAAATCCTCTATATCCTCTTCTTCTTAAGTAGTATAATAATCTTGGTTTATTATTCTCTGCTAATAATGGCATACCGTAAAATGCTAATGCCATTAGCACATCTTCAAAAAATATTTCAGCCGTTTGTGGTCTAGCTATATATTCTAAAAAGAACGAATTAGCTGGAGCATCTTCCATTGAGAACTTAGTTAATCCGTGTAAAGCTCCTTTTGATCCAGTTCCATCTACTGTTCCTGATATATCATATGAATCACAACCAAATGCCCCCATGTGTTCATTACCTGGATATTTCACACCGTTTTTTAATATAACATTATTTTGTAGTTTTCCACTAGGCACCCAACTAACTTTAAATCTTCCTTTTGGATCTGGATTAAAAGTAACTTGTGTATCTTTAACCCCATTAGTCCATTGAAAATTTCCAGAAGTTAGTACTGAAGAATTTCTATTACCTTCATTATAATCTATTTGCTCATATATTTTAACAAGATTAAATAAACTATTGCCAGTTTCATCCCTAAATGCATGTTCTTCAGTTCTAGGGAATTGTCGATAAAATTCATTTAAAGCATCTTGATCATCTTTTAAACCTTCAGCTTCATTATCCCAATGATCTACTACCCCATAATCTATTTCTATTCCATGCGGATCATATTTTTCTTCTTTAGGAGTGTTAAAAACTGGTTGTCCATACTCATCAATAAATCCTTCATAATTCCATTCCATAGGGATAAACAAAGAATATAATCCTGATTTAGTTTGCCCATTACGGTTTCTTTTTGTTACATCAGAGTTATAATATAAGTTTTTAAAATTATCCCCTCCTTTGTCTAAAGCGTTGGAAGTTGATCCCATCATACATTTACCAACTATTCTACTACCTAATCTTAAACAAGTTTTTGTAACTCTCCAGTTATTTTTTATATTATCGGGTCTTTCCCATTTACCACTTTCATCGTGTACTAATAAAGAAAGTTTTTCACCGTCATAACTATTGTCTCCAGTATTTTTCCAGTCAATAGTAGTATCTAATCCCTCCATATCATCTTGTTCCTCTCGCTCCCTCATTTTTTTACGAGTAAACTTTTTCGCAGGAATTCTATAAGCGAGCTCGGATTTTGGTCGATCCATACCGTCCTGTATTGGCTTGAAGAAGAATGGGTAATTTAAACTAATTGGTACTACTTTGTCTGTAAACATCTTT